CGTTTGTCTTTCCTCTTAATACTCAAGTGTGTCATTTTGTTTTTTAATTCACCGTCTGCCAGATCCGTTTGGCGATCTACAAAAACCATGTAAATTGAATTCGCATAAACTTCCAAAGTCTCATTGCGTTTCTCTTCTCTAAAAAAACTTTCTTTGATTTGCTCAAGAGTAAAGTTCACGTTGGTCTTTGAGTCGTTGAAGAATTTAATGGCTTGCGCTTCAACCGCTTCTTTTTTTCGGGGAGCAAGGGAAACTCGTTTGAGCTTCCCTCCTTTTAGTTGACTCATAATTGATATTCCCTCCATCCTTTGCCTTGATCGCTCAAGGAAAGTTTCAGAGGATTGCCGGACTCGCACTTCCTACCCTTCGCCCACTTCCTGCCGATGGACGTTAGGTAGCCCATGCGCCAACCATTATCCCAATAGGTAACGCAAGTATGACCCCGCCTTTTGATTTGTCTGCTTGTCAAAATGTGTTTTTGATTGGCCTTCATATTTTCGCCCCCAAGTCTTCTTTAAAATACTCTTGGCTAGTGATTGGCTCATCGTCATCCAAATAAAACTCTACAAGTGCCCTAAAAGCATCTGATTTACTTATACGGAGTGCCCTGAGAGACTTTGGCAAACTGTTTTGCATTCTTTTTCGTGCTTGCTCAAATCTTTCTAAAGACTGAGAGTTTACTTGTAACTGTATTTTTTCCCTTGCTTCTGGGTACTCCTTTGGTCTTCCTGCCATTTTTTTCTCCTGTTGTAATGTAAATTTTTTTTGACCTAACCCCGATTTTACCAAAGTTCTTTATTTGAGTCAAACCCCTTGAGGGTTGACACTGTTTCAAGACTTCGTTATTCTTCCCAAACATTTTTTAAAACAGGAAAAAAAAATGAAACAAGAACACCATCAAAATGAAATTGTGCGAATGCTTAATGAAGGTTATTCGCATGAGGAGATTTTCTTTCACGTTCAGAAAAATTACTCATTCGTGTGGAGCAAACAAGCGAAACAGAGTTTGGCAGATTTGATTGCCCAGATTGATTCTATGAATCTTTTTGTAACTGGCGTTGTCCCCAAAAAGGAGAATCTTATATGAAAAACGTAATCACAATTTCAATAATTCTTCTGATCTTGGGGATTGTCGGAAACATGGATTTCCAAGATGAGCTAAATGAAGAACGAATTTACCGCGACAATTTTTGTCAGGGCGTTCACCCCGATTATAAGAATCTCTCACCAGATTGCGGGGGTGCTGAATGAATATGGAAGGCTTGTATGATTTGAAGATCGCGGAAATAGCATTTCAAGAGATGTTGAAAGACTGGGGAATTTCTGAAGATGATTGTTTGGATCTTCTCACTTCTAAATGGCAAACTAGCGAAAAAGAGTTGGGCTTTGATTTAGCAAATGAGGGCTTGGAAAAAAGATACGGCGTTTGCTGGTTGCTCCGGCGAGAAGTGGTTTGGCAAAAACTTGATGAGAAATTTTTGAACAATCATTATTGTCACACCGATGAAATTTGGTTTGAAGAAAATTCAATGGGTGACCCGATTGGATCTAAAAGCCGATGCCCAGAATGTCGGGATGCAAAAAACCGACTTAACAAAATATCAGGATTCTTGAAGCATTAGAATCATCGTGCGGAGATTTCAAACTTCGCCCTGAGAGGTCTGCCGCCAACCTTGCGATGGAAATGGCGGCACTTTTCCCCTAGAATTCTAATTTTCCAATCAAGGCGAACAGCATGGAAGATGAAGAAGTACGTCAATTTATCAGACAGCTTGTTAGTTCAATGAATGAAATTCAAGTTGAGCTTAAAAACATTAGACTTTCTTTAGAAAAAATAAACGATTCTATTTCAGAGGGATTTTATCTTGATTGGGAAGAGGAAGAGTGATATTTTATTAATGCACGAATCTCCGATGAGTGCAATCATGGATGTCAATCACCTTGTATGTTCGCGCCCTTCGGGGCGCTTTCTTTTTCAAAAGCATACTTTATATTCAACCCTGCGAGAGCGCATAGCCTGTTCTTTTCATCCATTCCCCTATTAGATAATCCAAGTGTGCCATCTGTCGCTTCATTGATTAACTCTTCTTCCTTTGCCTGATCCTTTATCCAATCTGGTAACTTCTCCCCTGCCATAACAGCTAACAAGGTTGCGAGTCGTTTAGATTGAGTTTTGCTTAATGCCATTATTCCGCTAGAGCCGCCATTCTTAAGCTCAACCTTTTAGAGCGATTCGGCGTTTGTCTACTCCACTTTGAATCAAGCATTTCTTCGCTGGCTCCTAGATAGTCATTATCTAATATACACTTGTTCATCCCGCGAAACTTTGAAACTCCTGCCGCCCCCATCTGAAAAACCATATTAATCAATATGTGTTGAAGCTCCTGCGGAAACGTATCAAAGTCATCATAAACGTGGCGACAACCTTGAATGGCGGTCATGATATCTTTTTCAAATAACTCTTTGCACCTTTCCTCGCTTATTATGTGATATGAGAGTGCTTCTTTATCTGAGTTATAGGCAAGCCAAGTGCTTTCTGGGTCGCTATCTAAAAGCTTATGTCCTATACCTATCGTGAGATGATTTTCGCTACAAAGGTAAGGAGAGAGCCGCTTGCCTTCATCTGAGGCTATTTCTTCATATAAAAGGTCAAGATTCATTTGCCATATTTCCCTATTAGATAACCAGCTATAAATACTAAAGCGATTTCAATCATTTGCCATTTTTCCTTATTGCCTGACTGCCGAAATATACAGACACCAGACCGCCGATAGTAAGGAAGAAAATACTGCTCATATCAGTCAAATTTTTCCCTGCATCTTCTAGCTTGAATATTGATGAAATCATGAGCAACGCTGGAAACAGCAAAAGTGATAACAGCGAAAACCAAATCATTTTGAGTTGAGCATCCTGTTTCTGATCCTCATTCTTTAATAGCTCTAAGCGAATAGCTCTTTCGGACTCATCATATTCTTTCTGAGAAACAATGTTGTCTCCGTTAGTATCCATTTTGGAAAGTTCGCTGTTTGGCTCTACCGTTTTATTTTCCATCTCTTCGCGCCTCAAGCTCTTTGATGTAACTCATATTTTGATAGTGGATCATCATGTGATCTTTTATGAATGACGTTGGCTCACCAAATCTTTCGTTTTTCTTATGCCTCCGCATTAGTGGGGGAAGAAGAGGCACAATATCCCTGCCATGCCTGTACATAGTAACCTTCGTTTCATCTAATATTTTTAATCTTCCGCATCTGGGTGCGCCAAAAGTCACGATCTCGCTGGGGTAGAATTCATCCCGCACCATCAAAGCCCCTACAATCAATGCACACGCACCGCCCAGACTATGGCCAGTTAAAATCATATCTTCCGGTTTGATACCACGAGTCCAGCACTCAGACATTACTTTTGTGATTAACCGCTTGCTGGCCTTGAGAAAACCAGCCGGACACCAACCAAGTTCCTTCGTCCAGAGTGGTAAGATTCTCAGATCCCTAACAGCATCCAGAGGCTCATCCGTTCCGCGAAAAGCAATCACATTTTTATCAATAAAAACCTCAATGTTTGCTTCTTCAAACGTCCTGCCGAAATAAGCCCTGTGGCAAATATCACTTATTTCCTGATGACTGATCTTCTTCTTTTTCATCAGAATCTAGCTCCTTGTAATAATTTACGATTGAGAGAACTTGTTTGATGTAGCGTTTGATTTCTGCCATGTTTAGCGATAGATTTTCATACCCTGTAGGAGAAACACCATAATAAACATTTGTAGGGGCTTCGCCTTTTTCCAGATCCTCCAAATATTCATCCATCACCGCCGGAGTTAGAACCTTCCATTCTACTGGCTTCGTCCTGACCTTAGACGGTAGAGGTGGGTGATATACCGCCTGTTTCTTTTGGATTTGCACCACCTCAACAGGCTTAACCTCTGGAATAAAGTTGCCTAAACTTGAGCAACCGCTAAGAGCTAGGCTTGCTATCAGTAAGATTTTCAAATTCATTTAGGACACCTTTGGTTCCTTTGTTAATGATGTTTTCTATTAACTTCGGTTTTCTTAAACTCAGCAAATTCATATCATGCTTCTGGAATTTATCTTTTAAGTTTTGGACTTGCTCCCTTGCCTCTTCGTTCTGTTCCTGCAATACGTTTATCTTTTCAAAGGCTATTTTCTTTTCTTCCTCTGCCGCAATGACTTGATCGTTTAAACCTTTGATGCTGTTCTCCAAAAGCACCTGATTATCTGCCGCCTGTCTAAGTTGTAACGCTATGGCCTCTTTTTCTGCCTCCGATTTATCATAATATAGTTTGAAAGCCCCGCCAGTTATGGCAAGTGCCAACCCTAAACCGCCTGTCAAATACCACATAATTTTATGTCCTTCCGTTTCATGTGGAACTAGGCGCATCTGGAAACGTGACTTTAGATATGTCCACGACATCTGTGCCAATCGTTGACGGCAGATCTCGTATACTTTGTCTGTAAGTTTTCCACGCATCCAGCTTTGAAGAAATATAGTTAGGGGCATCTGGAAGCATCCATTTGTCACTGTCTTGAAGAATCATTCGGCATTGTTCACGCACCTCTATCATAAGTCTCGCGTGTTTCTCAGAATCAGATAATTCAGGCTGTTCTAGCTTTCCATCTTTTACATAGAACGGAATATCAAAGTTTATCTCTACATCATCAGCTATCTCTAAATGATTTTCATAAAGAGATTTTAAATTAGCTATTGAAGTCGGATCGCCCGAATAAACATTCTCTACCAACCCATCACTATCAAAAACTGCTAGTCTCATTTATCTCTGCCTCGCAATCGCGTTCATTGACCCTGTTCCGCGCCGATAACTGATAGCTGTATCGCTCCCAGCGGATACCCACGTTAAATAATAGTAGTAAGTTTGTGCGCTTGATGTGTTCGTAAAGGTGGCGGCGGTTGACAGTGAAACGGAAAATCCTGCTGTCACTGATGTCGCTTGTGCATTGGTAACGCTTGATGATCCGATTAGAGTTCCAACGCTTTTAGCTGTTGTGCTTTGATGAATCCCTATTCTGACTGTACCCTGTGCGCTTCCTGTATTGGCTAAAAAGTTAAGATTAGCTTCAACATAAGTCACGGTAGGTCGCAATGAAGAATCCGCGCTTGTGGTTACTGTCAAAGCTGGGCTGGCAATATATTGCTGTGTATCTGTTCTGTGTGTTGTGTTGACGCTAGAGCTTGCCGCAATTGATGACCCAACCGCCCACGTTGCCGCATTATTTCCTAACTGTGTGGCCGCGACTCCGGCTTGCTTAATGATTAAACTTTTGCTTCCTGCTGATCCTGTTGTATCAAGGGTCACGCCATCAATAGATATATAGTCTGCCTTGAGCGATCCAGTAGAAATATCATTAGCCGAAATAACGCCAAACACGCCGCTTGCCGAACTTAATGAATTTGCAACAATACGATCAGCCCCCAAGGTTCCGGCTACAAGCTGATCGCCTGTGAAGACCTCTGTTACCTCTGAAAACGAGCCGCCGCCACCACCAGAATTTGCCGATCCATATTTATATGATTTGCTCACCTTCGGATTCGCGCTTGTATTCTGCACAATGACGAAATCCTCATCCATCGGCAACCTTCCGAAAGCCGTATTAAATGCCGAATCAGTCGGGGCGTTTGTATTCCCAGCAACGTCCAGATGAAAGAATCCGGCAACTGGAAAATCAATCACTGAACTATTTACGCCTGTAAAAGCCCCTGATACTTGAGATGATAAAGCCGACTCTTGACCTGTGTGCGTAACCCCTCGCACTTTGTAGTAATAAGTAGTTCCAGCCGTGAGGCCGTTTGTGTCTCCTCTTGTGATGACCATCTTTTTGTTTGGTTCACCTGTCAGCGTGGCAACCACCAAAGATTCACTGGGGCTTGACCCAATGGAGCTTGATGATTCATATACTTTGATGCTTCTCAGGTTGGTATTTGTTGGATTAGTCCATGAGATACTGAGTGCCAGCGGTTTGTTGTTTACCACCGCCAAGCCGGACGGTGCGTTAAATGTATCTGTGTGGGCTGGCGTGATTGTTGCCTCTGAGCTAAAAGCTGAAACGATCCCGCCTTTCCCTTGATGCCTTACCCTGAAAACATATTGCTGATTGTTCGTCAGATCCGCTACAACAAGATTTGATTGCCCCTTGCCAGCGATGCCAGCGGAAAGATAAGTCCCGCCAGAGAGCTTATATTGAACCTCTGTCCCTGTTATGTCATCACTGTTAGCGTTAGTCCAGTTTACAGTGATGTTTATCTTTACGGTTGGGCCGTCCACCACGCTCGCAACAGATGGTGTTCCTATCGTGGGAGCCGTGATAGTCATTACCCCTGTGGTTCTTTCGTTTCCTTCCGCGACTGGTGTGGTGTAATCTGATTGGGCAAAACTAAATATTGCCGCATTCGTTTCTCTCATTGAAAGACTAACAGTGGCTAATGCGCCTGATCCATCATCAGCCGTGTCTAGTTCCATGCTCATATCTTCAATCTGAAATAATTTGGAGCTAAATCCAAGGCGCGAGTTAGTGATGTAGATCCAATCGTTTGGTTGGCATTGGATATATTTAATCGGAACCCTAACGGCCACTCTGGTAGTTTGTCGCTGGTCTAAAAGCTGAATCTTTTGAATCCGTTGGGCCGTGTCGGTATCGGTGGTAAACCCTAGAGATATCTCCATTTCCTTCGCAAAATTGGGGCTTCCCGCGCCGCCTACCCTGTCACCAACTGGCGTATCTTCTAACAACATACTCGCAGATTTAAAGACAGGGGTTTCTGTAGCAACAAATTTTTGGCCGCTATCTGGAAATATAGACTTAATCTGGTTGTACATATCACCGCCACGCTTCTTAGTGACAATTTCAAAGGGGCCTAAAGCATCGGCATCTGTAATCGTGAACTCTGGCGTCTGAGCGGCTCCAGCGAATACTTGGAACTTTCCGTTAACAAATCCTACCTTGCCAGCCATAGAGCCGACGATTCCTTGAATCACTGACTCACCTGTGGCTTGCATATTTGTAAAACCGTTACAAGTGTATCGGGTTTGTTGGGTTGAGCCATCGCCTAATGTTACTTGTTGATCGCAAATATTTGCCGCCGCTGAAATACCCCCAGCGTTGGTTGTGGTATTTACTTCATCGGATTTTGCTTTCAGACCATAGGTGGTATCCGTTAAATAATCATGCAAACAAAGAGCCGGATTACTTCTCTGAGCGTCCGTGGTTGCCGCCGCATTTGTGCGGGGATCAAATATATTCTTGCCTTTCATTAAAAAAGAAATCTTTGGCATTGAAAAGTTCTTTTCTGAGTCAATCGCGCATTGAAAATAAAAATAAGCACAATTCGTGTACTTATGAGTGTTTGGTATTGCAACGGCTCCTAGTTGATTCTGCGCTAATCCATCACAAGCTGTTTGTGTTCCATCGTGGAACGTAAATCTCACTAGATAACTTGATGATCCGCTATAAGTGAACGTGCTTTTGTTCTCGCCTGTTAAGTCTCTTAGATCATTCTGGGTAGCGTAGTAGACTGTTTCACCCTGTTCCGTTTGGGTGGCGGTGGTTAATTCCAGATCGTTATAAAAAACCTTTTCAAACCCCTCTACTGGATGGCCTGATACAACGATAATCAGATTTAAAAAAGCCCCATCGTTGCCTGTGGTTTCAATGTGAGCGAATGTCCCGCCAACCCTGCATTTACCATAAATTATCTGTCTGGCGACAGCGGTTCCGGCCCCTGATACCTTAGTTCCTAAATTCCCTGCCGCACCGTCCATCCCCGCGCTCATCTTCGGAGCGAGTAAAGTTGTGACCAAAGCACCAGCGCCAGCAACGGCCAAAGCACCGATGAAAGCCGCAGACCCGATAAATCCACCTGTAACCGTGATGCTTCCTGCTGTAATTGCAGAGGTTGTACTAAACAGACTGCCAAACCCCATAAAGCTCCCACCAGATGCGGTCACAATTGCCCCAGCCGTCACCAGAACTAACGCTGTAACAACGACTGCTGTTAGAACTGCTTTAATGATCCTGCCCATTTAGG